CCCACTGCATCTTTCCTTTAACTCTTGTCCACCTACCGTTTTCAGAACGCTTAGAGCGTTTAAACGCTTTATAGTCTGGTCTCATCTCTGGGTTAGCTTCCCAGAGAGCTGCAGCTTCTGCTCCAATTTTACCCATATAAGGACACGGAGTACCTGCCATATTCATAGCAGAGTAAACTCTAGTATCCTGGCAAAGTAAAGATACCGCCGCTACCTTCATGCCTGAAAAGTAGAGTACCCTACTCAGTTTAAGACGCTCGCAATTCTTGTCACGGATCGTCGTTCCAGCCGCAAAACCTAGTATCTGGGTTTGAATTGCTGCTGATGCAGGGTAGCTACACACATCTTGGTTGTTGAGTACCAAGTTTGGGGCCGAGGCAGTCGGCGGTGTTTTGTCTACTGTTGTAGTACCTGTAAGGGTACTAGCAATAGTATTAGTCTCAGCTTCTACTGGCTGTATAAGTACACAACCAGAAAACAACACTAAGATTAAGAGTAAAAGTCTATTCTTCATTAAGCATTCGCTCTTTTGTAATGTCATAAGCACCTATTAAACGATACTTTTGGGCAATTTTTATAAACTCTTCTAAGTGACTTTTTTTAAATTCTGCACCTTTTCTTTCTTTGTTTAACTTAGCTAATTCAGCTAAACCATTTGGACTTAACAATAATTTTTTAATTGTTTCGTCTGTTGCTCCTTTTACTACAGACTCATACCACTTTGTACCAAGCCTCAAAGTTTTTATAGGAAGGCTAGTAATTTTATCTTTAAGTTGTGACGCTAAATAAGTAACGTCTAGTTCTCCGCCGCCTAATTTAATCTTAGCGTTAAGTTTATTTGCAGCATTAAAAGCAAGTGTAGCAACATCTGCTTCTTGCATAGCTTCCGTTAATTTTGTTAACTCAATTAAATCGTTTTGATAAGATTTTCCCATTAATCTGTCTAAAATTGGTTTGTTTTTAACGTCGAGCAGAAAAGAAACTCCTCCTTTAGTTTTAGTGTACTCTAGCATCTCTCTTCTAGTAGTCCCTAAAATAGCTTCTCTTGTAGTTGGTTCTAGCCCATCAAGGCTATTAAAAAATTGAGCAGCTTTTTGTTGGTCTGTTGTTATATCTCCTACAAGGCTTGCATAATCAGGAGCATCAAAACCTTCTGCATAATATTTAGAGCCAAAAGAAGAACTACCTTTTTGCCCTTTAAAATAATTATTAGACAACTCTGACTGGATAGACGCTTCTACGCCGTCTAACCTGTCTATCTCTTTGTACAATTCGTCTGAGTCAAATCTAATTTTATTAACTTGTTCTCCTAATCCTGGGACATGTTTAATTTGTTCTTTTCTTTTAAGTTCCCACTGTTTGTAAGCTCTTGCGTTAAACTCGCCTGTTTTAAATACAGTTTTATACATGTCTGTTAGTATGGCATCCTTAACTATAGGAACGCCTCTCGTTCCTGTGGCTTCAAGAAAATCATCAACTACTTTATTATTTTTTAATAAAACAGGAATTACTTGTTCGCTATATTTTTTAGAAGTTAAATCTTTTATTCCCTGCTCTCCAAAAGGTACGCCTACTTTTTCCCAATATAAATAGTCTAAATCTTGTAATTTTTGAGAAAACCCACCAGGAATTAATTCTCTTGCTTCAGAAAATACGTCTTCTAATTGCCCAAGTTTCATTCGACTTTCTGCGCTTAATGTGCCTCTTTGAATTCGGTTAATAGCTTTTTTTAAAGAATCTACGTTCTCAAACGATAGCTCACTAAACACTTTTTGTTCGGTTGTTGTTTTAGTTCCGGTAGTAAAATCTATTTTTTCAACTTGTTTTGTTGTAGGAGTAAGATAACTTAAAATTTGTTTGTCTATTTTTGTTCCTATTCCAAATAAATCTCTTAGTTTATTATCTTTAACAAAATTATAAAGTTGTTCTACCCCTTCTTTTGGCAATGTAATTTTACCCGTTGTTGCTTCTGACATTAAACTTTGATAATGCGGAGCCATTTCTAGTTTAGCTAATTTTTCTCTTGAAGCAATTAAATTTGTAACAACTTTGCCCTGCTCTTCTGCCGTTAAACTAGGGTTTGGATTTGTAGAAGCGTTTTTAATTCTTTGGTCAACTTCTATTCTTGTTCTTCTAACGCCCTCTAGTTTGTTTAAAGTACTTTCTGATAAGTCTGCTAAAGGAGCAATTCGAGCGTACCTAGTTCCAAAAATACTAGTAGCATTTGCTTCAATCTCTTGTCTAAGTTTTGCAAGTTCTGTAGAAACTTGCGCTCTAAAATTAGGGTCATTTTTTGCTAATCTAGTAGCTTCTTCTTTTATAAAAGGAGAATCTCCTAATGCAACTAAAATAGGAAAGCTTTTTCTATCTACTCTTTCGGCTAATAAATTAAATTCAGAAACAATTTCGTCTAGTTTATTAACGTCTGTTCCTTCTGTAGTTAACCTTAGTAACCTTTGGGCAGCGCCTGAAGCTTGATCAGTTGCAGCATCTGCCCCAGAAACGGGCCTGTTAAGTAAAGTATTAAGAACTTTTCCACCTTGTTTTTTTACTACGTTACCTGCTCCACCAAGAAGTTTTTCAACAACACCTTGTTTGTAAGACCCAACTACTAACGCTGTTGACTGTCCTAAAACTTTTCCTATTTCTGTGTCAGAACCAACTGTAACTTCTTCTACTCTTTTTCCTAATTTTCCTGCAAGGTCTATTTCTGTGCCTAAAACAGTTTCTGCTCCTAATCTAGTAGCTACTGCTCCTGCTTTAAACGGCACTCCTAAAAGCGTAATAGGGTCTGATGCTAATCTAACCCCAGCGCCTGCAGATTCAACAAGAGAACTGTTAGTCCTTAAATTTTTATTTGGGAGGGTAACTTGATAATCAGTTACGCCTTGACTAAGCATTTTATTTGCAGTATTTACAAAAGCTTGTTCTGAGTTAGTTGACCACCTGTCTATTGCTTGTCCAAAATACTGAGGAATTTCTCTCATAGTGCGAGCTTCAGGATTGTTTACACTGTATTCGCCTTGTTCTCCAAACAAGGAGTTTTGTAAAATATCTGCAACATTAACATCTCCGCCAGGCCCAAAAGTTTGTACAGCAGTTTCTCCTAAAGCCCCTAAAATAGCATTACCTTCAGTAAAACCTATTTGTGCTTGAGTTTTTAAGTATTCAGATGCAGACTCAGCTCTATTAGGGTCTAAAAGTCTTCCAGAAGAGTTTAGGGATAAATCACCTAGTTCTTCTAAGCTAAATTCTTCTTCGTCTTCCCTTGTAGGTGGTTGTCTACTTTGAATAGCATTAAAAATATTTTCCATTGGAGATGGCATATAAAATCCTTTATCGTGTCGGAGGCATTAATCCAGATTGTATATAATAATCTGAAGCAAGATAAGCTTTGTTACTAGGGGTTTTTTCTAATAAAGAAAAATACACTTTGTTATACTGTTGAAGTTGTTCGTCAGTAAATGCTGCACTAGGGAGCGAAGAAATTTCTCTAACATAGCTTGAACTATTTAAATCTCTTTTAATTATGTTCCACTCTTTTGTTCTAATAGCTCTTTTTGTATCTTTTTCCATAAAATCAAATAAATCTTCCATAGAAGCTAGAGTATCTGGATCAAGTTTACCGCTTATAAGTTGAGTAAATCCTTTGTTAAGTTGTTCTATAATGCTTCCTGTACCAAGAGCAGTAGTAAAATCAAGATTACTTAATCTTTTATCTTGATTTAACGTACCTATTAACTTTGTTATGTTGGTTACAAGCGTTCGGGGATTTTTAGAGTTTTTTATTTCTTCTAGTTGACTCCTACCCGAAGCAACAGTGTCTAACGAAGGTTCTAATTCTGCTTTAATAGGCTCATAAAGAGTGTCTATTTTAGTTAAACGGGCTTGGGTTTCTTTGTAATTTCTTTCGGCGGTGGTTTGTTGTGCTTTAGCTAATTTGCTTTGGCTTGCTCCTGTAGCGGTAGCTACTAACTCGTCAGCATTTTGTCTATTTAATAAAGCGTTATCTCTTGCCTCTATATAGTCTATACCTGTTGTAGGTCTTGTTTCTGTTTGAGTTCTTGCGCTAGCATTTCCTTCAATATCAATTACTTTTCTAGTTCTTTTATCAAACCACTGTCTAGTGTCTGGATCATAAACAATACTTCCGTTGGCTATGTCATTCTTAATTTTCTTTTGTTCAAAAAGTAATCTTTGTTCGGTGTAACCTTCCTCAACGCCTTTTGCTCTCACTGCTTCTAGAAACTTTGCTTGGTTTAAATCTGCAGTAACTTTTTCTTTGGCGCTTTTTCTCCTCCTCTCTGCTTCGTCTGCGCTAAACTGAGATTCTTTTAAAGCTATTTCTTCACCTTTATCTAAAAGTTGTTCTCTTTTTATTTTTTGTTCTTGCTCAAATTCTCTTCCTAAACGTTCTTCTTTTTTCTTGTTAAATGCAAGTTCGTTTGTGTCTTTTTGTGCAGTATACGAAAAATCTCGTTTGTTTTTTGCTACATCGTAACCAAATTTTGTTTTGTCTAAAGATATTTTAGCTTGTTGTACATTTCTGTCGTAGGTAGATTGCAACATCTTTTGAGCTTGTTGCGACCTTTCTGGGTCGATACCTGCATAAGCTTGTACCCTAGCTTTTAAAGCTTCTTCGCCATAAGGCGCATCTGGATATTGCTTTGCTATGCGCTTTTCTATTACTATTCCAGAAATATTTTGCATAGCTTTTTTAGTTTTAGTAGCTGTGTCTTGGCTCATTTTAAAGCCAAGGTCTGCTTGTCTTGTATAGTCTGTTACGGGTGTAAATCCAAACATGTTAGCCATTGTTAATTCTCCTTGAGAAGTTTAGAAATACATACCGCTAGTATATTCAGTATTTTGAGGTTGCATTGAGCTGGGTTGATAGAAGGGCGAAGCACTAGTGCCTCCCCCTCCAAACATTGCGTTTGTTGCTTGAGAAGATGTAGTAGCTGTGCCAGTATTAGCATTTCCGCTTGGCATACTTACATTGCCGCCTGTAAAAGCAGCAATAGTTGGCAATACTGTAGATTGAAAGAACCCTTGTTTTGGATTTGTTTTGTATTGAGCATATTGATTCCGTAAATCAATAGCAGAACCTATTTTACCTACGTCAAAGTTAGTTTGATTTTGTCCGTACTGTAGAACATTAGCTAAGTTAGCGCTTAAACCAGCATAAGGAGTAAATTGATTCTGTGCTGCGCCTGACAGATTACCTAGAGATTGCGTTTGGTATCCAAGAGAAGACCCCAACATATTCTGTAAAGAAGTTATTTCATCTAAGTAAGATTTTTGTGCGCCTCCGTAAGCGTTCATTGTTAACTGTTGTTTACCTAAATCTCGTTGATTAAGGATGTTCTGCATGGCACTAGCAGAACCAGTATTTAAACCACTTGATCCAAATTTTTGACTTAACTCTGAATCAGCTTGTCTATTAAGAGATTCAAATTGAGGCTGCAACCCAGACATAAACAAGTTCTGAAGTTGTTGTCTATCCATAGTAGGAGCTTGATAAGCTCCCATTAACTGTTGTCCATATGGATTATCTGCTGCTTGACTTTGTAATCCTGGAAGTAAATTCTGAAACATGTTGCTTGTAGCTGTAGCTTGCTCAGAAGGAGTTAAAGAAATTCCGCCTTTGTCAATAGAGTAATCTCCGTATGGCCCACTAAAACCAGGAGTAGCGTACCGTGAATCTTGTATTTGAGGAAGAAACTCGTTTTCTAATTTTTTTAATTCTTTTCCCGAACCTGAACTACCAAACAGATCACTAAAAAAACCAAACTCAGGCTGCATAGTATTAGGGTTAATAGAGTTAGCTTTGTTACCTACAGTATACCTATCTGGGTTTAACCCAAAACCTTTCATTTTGCTTTTAATCTGATTGGTTAAAGTGCCGCCTAGTAACTCAGGACGAATTACCATTTCTCCCGTTGCAACGTGAGCTATTGTGTCGTCTTCGTTGCGCCCTAGTTTTTCAAATTGCCCTAAATTAAACATCTTTTGTCTCCGTTACAATACGTTTTTAAGTTTCTGTTTTGCTGTCGCTAAGAATAGCTTTTGAGAAGTAGCGTTGTCTTTTACCATCTCGTTCCGAAAGCTTTCTATTGCAGCTCCCGTTTGTCTAGTTTGCTGTGAGTTCTCTATTAGAAGTAACGGTAGCATCGCTACCGAACATACCCAATTATCTAATTCTTCCCCTGTTTGGGGATCGTTACCTCGTAACTGCATAAACCACCCGCAGTCAAACTTCTTACAAGGCTGAAAGTTGTTTAGTGGGCAGTTGTCTTTTACTTCTAATTTCATAAGTTTTAATCTTTTGTTGCTATAATTACATCTACATAATTTACGTCAAAAGCCATATTACTACTAGTAAACGAGTGCGTGTGCGAAGCGCCAGCAAGTGAACCTACAGGATGCGTATGGCCCCCAGCTCCTCCTGTATTGCCTATAGTAACGTCAGCAGCCCCGCCACCAGACGCAAAGTTTCTATTTGCCATAATAATTCTACCACTGCCGTTAGATTGCCCATCATCAGAGCCTACAAACTGGCCTATACTAAATGTGTGATTATGCGCTGGCAACTCTCCTGTTGATAGCGTGTGAGAGCCAACTGTACCGCTTACACTGACCGCAGTGCCTCCAGTCGTACCCGTAGCAGTCCTATTAGAAGCAAACGCCGTAGTGAACGCTACGCTGCCTCCTGTGCCTACAGAACCAGAGACTACCCTAAGAGACTTATCGTTGTGGGTAGTAACTTTAGTAAAGCCCGTAGGGGCTGCAGTTTGAACAAACAACATGACTGTTCCTGACGGAATAAGCCCTGTATCTTCTTTAGTTGCTATAGCCGTTGCAATAGCATTAAACTCTCCGTCTACATCTGCTCCAGTAATAACTTTCTCTGCATCACCTGTTGCAAGGCTATCTTTAGCCGTAAAGTTCTGTGTTCTAGTATAATCGCTCATAATGGTTATCTACCCTCTCGCCCTAATTTCATAAATAAAGATAATTGCTCTACAGCAATTTGGAAGCCGTTTGAAATAAATCTGACTCCGATTTTAAATGTCCTGCCTGATTGTGAGACAGAAGCTCCTAAATTATACGCTAGGGCAGTACCGCCTCCCCACTCGTCTACGTTCCAATTAGCCACTCCCCACTCAGCAGGGGTTCCTACAGTTAAACCAGATTGTCTATTAAACGCATTATTTAAAGATAGGGTAAAAGGAACTTCACCAGAACCGCCTTCTGAAAAGGCGTAAGTAACTGCTACAACGTCTGCGTTAGAGCCTTCTATAGTAGCAGTCAATCTTTTAAGAAATTTTAATTTAGATGTACCTAAATCTGCAGGATTGCTACGCCAAGTGCAAGTATATGAGGTACTATCTGTAGGAGTATCGTCTGTATAACCACTGTATTTTCCTATTAGGCCCCTTGAGCCTATGTATGTGTCACCTTCAAAATAAGCAAAACTATCCCAACCAGTGTCTACATATTTTGTAACCCTGATTGGTACGTTTTGATCTAGCGAGTGCATATCAAACACCCAAATATTCCCACCAGGAGCTTTAATCCAGTATTGACCCTCTTCGGGGTCGTAGCTAGAGCGAACATTAATTAACGCAGACTCGCTTCCTGCTACGTCTGTTAAAAACTCTCGTCTAACTAAAGTAGAAATTTCTGTTAAGTCTGCTCTATCGCCTGTGTATATAACTTGTCGTAGTGAACGTATACCTGTTGCAGATAGGAAGTATAAATCCTGTCCTATTTGCTGTATGCTATCTCTAGCAATACACCCTACACCCTGTATTACTTGCTGTATACCTAAACTAGCAGGAGCATCTGGGCTATTATAAATAATAATGCTGTTTCGGAGAAACGCAACTAAATATTTATCAAAAGACGATATAGCAATTAGTTCGTCAAAGCCGTCTTTAACGGCAGAGAAAGTTCCTAATACAGTTATCTCTCCTCCAGTTCCTCCCCATTTATCTTCTTCTAAAAATGTACTGTAAGCAATTATGTTTTGGCTTGCGCCTGTGTGAGACTTCTGCGCCCAAACTCTACCAAAAGCACTGTGAACTAATCGCCCTGTAGGAACGCTTCCACTGGTTGCTGGAACAGCAGCAAAGTTACCTGTACCGCTTTTTATAATTAAAGCAGACCCTTCGTTAGTAGCAATAACATCGTCGTTAAAATTAACAAACTGAGGCCGTGTGTTTGCTATAGTTACACTTCCTTTAACAGACGTAAAGTTGTCAAAAGAAGCTGTATCTTCGTATATGTTGTTTCCGCCGTGAGCGCAGGTAGACAGTAGTCTTTGTCCACCTGAGTAGTTGTACATAAACAACGTATCTACTTTAGGCTCGTACTTAACTTTTACTGCAGTGCCTCCTGCCGCAGAAGCGGAGGTGGCTGTTCCTGTTGTAAAAACGTAGTAACTATTTGCATCTATTTTTGTAAGTGCAAATCTAGTGTTAATCTGAGCTGCTGTAATACCGTTGGTAGTCGCAGCTCCGCTAATTGTTACAAAATCTCCTGTAACTTGTCCGTGACTTGTATCTGCTATTGTAAGACGACCTGTAAGCCCCGCAGTTGTAACAGTTGTTATTGGATTGTCTCCAACGTCTTCGTAGCCTAATGCGTTAGCGTGTCCGTTAGTAAGTCCGTCAAACCCTTTTCTGTTTGTTAGCCTTCCTGCAGAGTCGTAAGCAATGTTTTCTGCAACTTCTGCAAAAATAGGTGATTCTTGATAAGTTTCGCCTTCAAAGTTAAGCCCGTACATTCCTGGCGCTCGTAATACTAGAGACTGTAGTTGACTACTCATAAGTTAAAAATCTCCATAAACAACCCAGTCACCGCCACCTTGACCTTGCCACTTGTGAGTTTGTTCGTAAGCTATAGCGTCTCCTAAAGACTTTTCGTAAGCATTTTGAACTTCAGAACTTAGTTCTCCTTCGTCTTCGCCTCGTTCTCTAATAGCAAGCGCTAAAGCTCTGAGATAGACTGGATACCAGTTAACTTTAAAATAGTCTGTATTAGCTGTTAACTCGTCTTGAGGAATAACACACTCTACAGAAAGAGAGTATGTTGCGTCTGGAGTTGAGTACAACATCATTTTTAATGATTGAGTTGCGCTGACACCAGAGACAGCGTATGCGTATGGCTCTTGGTCAGTCCTAGAGCTTAGTTGATTCTGTTGCCTCAATAATTCATAAGGTCTTGGTGCTAGTCTTACATCAGTAGTTGTATTATATACGTCTAATACCCTACTTCTTTGATTAGTATAGAGACTTTGACTACCGTTCTCTAAATTGTACATATTTGTACCGCTTGTTGTCGCTATTGTAATAGTGTCTTGTAATGCTATCCAATCAAAAGAATCTTCTACTTCTCTCTTTGCGTCATTAACTAGTCGGACAATAGTGTCGGTGTAGGCTGGTGCGCCGCCTGTTGCTGTTATTGAGCTTGTTACAGACAATACAGCTTGATCTCTTAACCGAATAAGAATCTTATTAACAACGTCTAATAATGTAACCGCAGTAGATGACATGTAGATTCCTCCTTAAAAACAGGGGGTTTTACGCCCCCATTTAGATTAAATTACGCTCTTTGGAATAACGTAAACACTTAAAGTTGCAGAACCTAAGTCTATTGCACCACCTGAATTATTAGCTAATACGGCAGTTGCCGTGTCTGCAGCCGTGACTGCGACACTTAAAACTAAGTCTGCTACATCAAGAGACAAAGAAGCCAGAGCAAAATCGCCTAAAGCTGCTCCTGGCACTGTAACATTTACAGCTTCCTCGTTTCCATCTGCAATACTTGATGCATCCCAAGTTGCCTCAACAACTGGAATACCTGATAACCTAGACATAAGATTTCCTCCTAAATAAAGGGGGAGACATTACTGCCTCCCCGTAAGTTATTACGCAACGACAGCAATTTTAATGCCAGCATCGTTTCGGAGTTCACCTGTACCGTAGATAGTATCAGCAGTAAACAAGTCTCCTAACCATTCTTGTTTGTACTGAGTCTGTGTACGGACAGACATCTGTTCAGCCATTACCAACGCAGATTTATGTGCCATTAAGCACAATCTAGCGTCTTGGGAGCCTTCAGTATCTGTAGGACAGTTAGTAGATACATATACAGGGATTCCGTATACATCTCCAACTAAGCCATTCCTAATAGAGTTTCCTGCTCCAGCTTCACCTACGAACGCTTGCTCAGTAAATCGAGCTAGCCCAGTTAGATTTTTCTTTTCCACAGGTGGAATAACAAAGAATCTATCTGACATAGGAATGTCGGAATCATCAAGAGTCTGAATAACTTTTCTGATACCTGCGTCAGCTAGTGCTGCTGCGTTATCGTTACCTGCGTTAAACGCAGTAGAACCATCAGAACCAATTACAGTTCCAGCAGTACCAAAGTCAACAGTAGTTCCAGAACTAACAGTGTTGATAGTACCACCAGTCAACGTGTAAGCTTGCAACCAAAGGTGAGTATCCGCTTGTTTAGCAAGCGCATAACCAGCATCATCAGTATAAAAAGTTCTCATACTTGACAAAGCTTGCTTTTCTAGTATATCCTCTATCATACGAGAATACTCAAAATGCTTATCAATAGAAATTGTTAATTCAGTTTCAGTTGCAGCAATAAGAGTTACTTCAGTTTGCGCTGCTTTTGCAGAAGCTGCGCCTCTAGTTGGTTTTGGAATGTGAATGGTGTCACCCTTTTTACCACTGTGGTTCATTCGGGTAACTAAATTTGCGAGTACAAGATTGCTCTTGTATGCCGCTACTACTTCGTCTGACCACAACTCAGGAATAAATTTAGTATGAGTGGTAGTCGTCATATGTGCTGTGCCGAGGGCCATGCCATATTCTCCTATATTATGTTATAAATTAAAACTTGGATAAATTAACGAACTCTGCCTTCTGCATACGCTTGCATAATTTCTCCATGTAAATCACTGTATCTAGTAGGGTCGTTCATCTTGAGGCGTATCAACTCAGAACGACGATAAATCGTTTTCCCTGATGACCCACCAGCATCTTGCGATGCTCCCGAAGATACAGAAGAAGCGTCTTCAAGTTCTTTGCTTTTAACAACTTGTTTCTGCTCTTTTTGTGCTTGCACTTGAGATGTATTATTGCCTTTGTACTGTGTAAACAGTTCGTCGGCATATTCAAAATCTCCGTTACTTGCTTTAACCCACATGTCTTGTCGGGGCGTAGTCTCCATAATCCACTGTTGAAAACCTAAGTCATTAACAACGTCAGCCATATCTGGGTGTTTGGCTTGAAGTCTTTGTACCGTAGAGTCTACCTTTGTTTGAGATAGATTACTCTTCATCGGCTCTAACGCCTCTTCTACTACTTTACGTACAGCATTAACAGGATCGCTATAAAAATCATCTTCAGAAATAGATTTCTCAAGAGATTCTGATCTTGTATTGCTGGTATCCTGTAGATTTTTTTGTATCAAGCTGTCGGCTAGTTTCCGAAGTTCTCCTAGTTCGCTGCCTTGTCTTCCAAATTGTTGCTCAAGATTAGCATACGACTTTACTATTTCGTCTACGTTTTTACCCTCAAACTTTGGGGGTAGTTGAGCTTCTTCTTTTTTGACGTTGTTAGCTATCTCTGTAATAACTTCGTTTTCTGGTTCCCGTTCTTGACTCAAGCTTTCAGTTAATTTTGCACTGTCAGTGTCTATAAAATCTTCTTCTAGCTCTACTATAGGATTTGCCATTTTTTATTTCTCCAATCTTAACCTTATACAAGGGGATTATGTAGGTATGCCCAGTTCTTTTAACTCGGCGTGATTAGCTTTCCTGTGTCTCCTAGCCCATTTATCGGCAGCAGTAGGAAAGCCTGTGTCTATGCCAGGTAATGAGAAATTCCCGCCTGACATAATTTTTGAAGCAGTATCAGAGCAATCTTTGCACTTTACTGTTTCGTCTGCAGACCAATACTCATATATTGCTCTGCAAGAATTACATTTGTAATCATTCAAGACCATCTTCAATCTCCTCTTCTTGGGCTGTCTCAGCCCGTAAAGCGTCTTCAAATTCGATGATAAGATGTAACATTCCTAACGAACCTCTAGCTTGCCAAAAAGACTTCTCGTCTCCTATTGCTAGTATGTTGTTTTGAGCGTTAAACATCTCTACTAAACGATTACGAATTAAATCCCAACCTTCTGAGTGTAATGTTTCAAACATTTTCTCATATTTTAATATCTCTTCTGTATCCATTATCAACTGCCTCGTATTATTGTTAACATCATTAGTGCGAGAACCTCTTCGTCGTCCCTCTCCCTAATTTGTTGTCTACGAAGCTTTTTAAGCTTGTCGTATTTAACTTGCTCAGTAACAGTCCCCGCAAGGTGATTGAAGCCAAAAGCTCCAGAACTCCAGGCTTTTCTTCCCCAACCTTTTCCTGAATCTAACAAAGACATTTAATTAAAATGGCCCTGTTACGGCTATTATAAAAGTAGCCATACCTGTTATTACAATAACTGCACCTTTTAAAAGTCTGTTGTTTAACTCTTCAAGATGTTTTTCTATCTTTTCTAATCTAGTAAAGATAAATCTATCTCGCTCTTCACAGCGAGCTTCGTGGGCTTCTACTCTAGCGAGGCAATCAAAAATTTGTTTGTCTAAATCCATAGTTAAGCCCTTATGGTTTGTCTAGCAGCTCGCATCAATCGTCCAAAATTTAATAATGCCATTAGTCTGCTGCCTCTATTGTGTTACCTGCGTCTACCCACTCAAGGATTGCTTGATAATGACGATTATCTGTATCCATTGGCACTGCTAAATCTATTCCATTTATTGTGGCGTTAACACTTATGTTCGTGTTGTAATTTTGTATATACTTAGCTTTTGTAATATTCATTTTTATAACTCCGCTTCAAACTGAATGAACGCTGCCGCATCATTTACATTATTAATGACTAAACACTCGCCTATCGTAAAATCAGAAGCCGCAAGCGTTATTCTTACAAATGACGTAGTAGTTGAGCCACCTGCATCAGCCATAGAAGAAATTGCTTCACCTCTATCGCCTGTTGCTCCATAAATTGTCCCTGATTTACTTATAGTTGGAATTGCTCGCATAGTAACAGGATAACGTGTTATAAAATCAACTTGGTTTGCCGCAAAAACTGAACCTAATCCATGAGCAGTAAAAGCATGAGTGCCTTGCGATTTATATAAATATCGTTGACACAACGCTAACTCCTCACCAAAACTTCTATATTCAAAATCAGTAGCTGTAGAACCTACTTCAAGCTGAACTCCTGTAACAAAGTACGTAGCGTTAACAGTAGCCATAAACTGCACACTAGAACTGCCACGATACAACCTTGAGCCTTGCCAACTATCTATTGTGCCTGTGTAATTACTTCCTGCACCTAAAACAAAGTTTACCATTAATCCTACGCCATTCGTTATTAACCAAGTCCCTGTTTCATCTCCAACAAAAGTTACAGATTTCTTTTCCCAAGTGTCTGCGCTGTTTATAGTGTATTGCTTTACGTGCGTTCTATTTGATGCACTATTTTCTAAACCTACAGGAAAATTTCCTGTTAGAGAACTTTTTACCCAAAAAGATAACGTAGTTGTTTTAGCCCCAGAGTTTCCATAATAAAGGTCAACAACATTATTGCCTTCAATCCTGTGCAGAAGGCGATATTCATCAGCGGCTTGTGAGCAGTCATCTGCGGTAGATGCAATTGCTTTTATGCTGTTTCTAAAACTTGCTGGAGCATCTGCTACGACCTGACAAGTCATATTGCCCCCACCTGTTTCTATCTCTTTCCATCTATCAGAAATCATCGCTCCATCAGCGGCTACCGCTGCGGTTCCACGTTGGTTTATTTCCATAGCCCCGTTGATTATTTTGTTACGGCTGCCGCCTATCTGCCCTGAGTTGATACTAGCAAGGCCAGTAATAGCTGGAATAGCCGCAGTTTGTGCAAACGTAGTGCCTCCGCCATTGGCAATCGTAATAGCATCATCACCATCGGTATATTCAATCAATGGCGTTTTGACTGATGTGCTGCCTGTTATTGTGCCGCCTGAGACTGCACCAGTTGTTGTAATAGCAGATGCGCCATTATCAATAGCGCCAAAACCACTAGTAATGCTTCCAGAGTTTAATGCGCCTGTAGTTACTATAGAGCTAGAACCTGCAACAGCAGATGCCCCTATGTCAGACAATACTTCCGAGGTGCTTCTACTTTCTAACCCGTTAGCGGTAAATCTTGCGTATTCATCATCGGCTACACTGCCACTGTCTACTTTGACTGCATTTGTATTAGCTATGCCAAAGGTTAAAGATGCCTGACCGCCAATATCTGATAGTACTTCACTAGCTGACCTGCCTTCTATAGACGTTCCGGCAACTCTTAAAAAGTCATCATCTGCCACACCGCTAGTAAATACAGGGACATTGGTATTGCTAATCCCTGTAGATAACGTAGCTGTCGCGGTTATAGCTGTACCATTTAAAGTCATAGCATCAGCTTCTAGCGTACCGTCTATATCAGCATCGCCTGATACATCTAGCGATCCCGCGTCTAACTCACCCGTTAATGTAATGTGTCTAAAAGACGCTATATCTTTATTAGCGTCAACTATTACTGCTTTAGACGCAGCAACTGTACCTGCTGTAATTCCTTCTAACGCATCTACTTCAGAGGCAAATTCTGTAACTACTGCTCCAGACCCTGCTCCGTCAGCGTATATAATTTTAGTGTCGCCGTTAACAACGCTAACATTAGCGCCATCGCCTTGTGTAAACGTAGCAGTTTGTCCACTGCTGTTAACTACAAAATATAATTTGTCTTGATCGTTAGGGGCAATAGTTATCGTGTTTGTACCGCTAGGGCTACCACCTAAAACAAGAACTTTGTATTGTCCGTCTGACAACGCTCCATCAGTAGTAGTTAGGGTGTGAGTTGTTCCCGATAGCGTTATTGCACCTACGCCATTAGTGGCTCTATCCAATATATCCATATTGGTATTTATCGTTGTGCCCCACTCTCCCGATTGGTCACCGATTCCTGGTTTCTCAATTCCAGAGTTTGAGGTATAAGTACTAGCCATTATTCAACGCCTCTAAGTTCGCCGTTATCTCCTCTACGAACAGGTCGGCCTCCTATAGAGGCGACCCTACCATCTGGGCCTCTTTCAATGTTTAAATCTGGTTCTTGCATTTCTTGAGGTTGCTGTGGAGCTATTTGACCTTGTTGCTGTAGTATTGCATCTAATTTAGAGTTAAGCGGGTCTATCTGAAACATCTGTTGACGTTGAGTAATGTGATTCATACTCTCGTTAACTTTGTTGCTAATTTGGTCAATAGCCGTATTAGTGTAACTTTCGTATTGATCTTTAAGAGTTTCAACTAAATTTAAATAATCAATAGGAGCCACTGCGTCTTGTTTCTCCGTGGCTGCCTTGCCAGCAAGAGCTTCCGCAGCTTTAGCTTCTTTGTAAACAGCTTCTGCTGAAGTTCTTTGTTCTTCAGTTTTAGCTTTAGCAATATTAAGCAGAGCTTCTGATTGGTTCCAAATAGCTTCTCCTCTATCTCTCTCAGCTTCAGCTTCCATTTCAATATCTTGACGAGCATTTGTAAGTTTACTCTCCATAACTTTAAACATAAGAGCTTGTTTTTTAAGTTCTTGGTCAGCTATTTTAGTCTGTTGATCAAAGTCTGGTTGAGGCTCTGGAGGATTAAGCGCTTGTTCTAAGAACTTATCTGCAATGTTAACAAGCTGTTCTTTGTCTTCTATGTTGTAATTGTTGATTACGCCTTTAAGCAATAACCAATACGCAGGAGAAGCAGGAGGGACTGTTTGCATCAACTGTGTAAGTTGTGCTACTTCAAACTCTCTAGCTTGCGCTCCAAGAGCGCCGTGTACTCTAAACCGATAATCTGCTACAGGATACCTTTCGGTATCAAACTGCATATATCTCCAAGCTATCTTGTGTATTAGTGGGCCTAAAAATTCAAACTCCATATTACGGAGTGTTCTTTTAGCTCGTTTAAGGATAGCTCCCATCATCATAGACATGCCACCTGCAGTGGCGTTTCTAGGGTTAACACCTAATGGAGCTGCAGTATCCATAGATCCTGTAGCCATAGTCACCATACGCTCAAACTCTGCAGACTGTCGATAGCTCTGCGGGTCTGGGCCAGGAAACTTAAACGGAGCAATAGCTTCGTTAACAGGGCCAGAGACAATTATGTTCCTTCCTGGTCTTATAGAAAAGTCTCCGTTACGCGGAGCCATCATACCGTTAACTAAGGCTACTGGATACGTAGCTAGCGCTAACGAATCTATTCTAGCCCTTAACTCTGCGTCAAGTGCTTTCTGTGGGTTATAACCTTTCTCAGCTATGCCTCTACCCCAAAACCTGTTAGGTACTGTGTCCCACTGGAACGCAACAAAAGACCTGTCTTGCATAATAAAAGGGTTACGAACTACTTTTAGTAGTTCAGACCGATTAGCAATCCAAACAATAGCTTCTACCATTTCTCCTGCATCATCGTATTCTAAGTTAGAGTTCTCTTCTGCAAATTCAGCTAAAGGGTCGCTAACGCTTTCTTTAGCAGCGTCTTTAAATAAATCTTTAGGTACTAATCCGTGATACTCTACAATCTCAACGTGTTCTATGTCCTCGTAAGACTCTTCGTGTATATCAAACTCTTGGTGAGCAGAAGATTCTGAGTCGTACAGACCTACGTCTGTTTTATTCCACAAACCTCTGTCTTGCTTTTGGGCAACTTCGTGTTTAGGTATTGTGTAGATGTGAGCTGCGCCTAAAGCTTCTTCTATGCTTTTAGCCGCTACGTCAATTACAAATTCATTAGGGTCAACAGGAATAAGTTTAACGTGTATATCGTCAACCATCTCTATATCACTAGTTACACCAGAAGAACCTGTAATAGGCACTCTACGTGGTTTTTGCTCTACTGATATTTTTCCTATGCCTGTGCCATACAGCGCAGCATTTAAAAGAATTTCTGAAATGCTTTTATTAACATTTCTTGTTTCAAAGTCTTCTAGTAATTGAGAAGTAATCGCATCTAAACGAGTATCAACATCTCTAGCTAACTCTTCAATCTGAGCTGGGTCTATGTTGTCTCTGTTTTCTTTAATAAGTTGTGCAAAGATTTTCTCTCTTACATCGTCTTCTAAATCAAACCACCGTTTTCTGTGGAAAACAGTTTCTTCCATCTCTGCAACTCCAGCCTCAATAGACTGCTGCAAAGCAGGTGCAATAATTTTAGATCGTTCGTGCTGTCGAATCTTATCTTCTGGGCCACCGTGTTGGCCTCTCCAAAGACGATAATATTCTTGCCAACGATTTTGATGTTGACGATTTCTGGCTTCTTCCCAATTATCTACTTTGTAGGTAATCCACCCTGTTAGTTCTGTATCGACGGGTTTCATTTCGGGGTCTGTGTTCCCGTTGTATCCCTCTACGATGTTAGTTACTGCCATTGTACGTCCTTTTACATTCCGCTAACAGGATCAAGAGCTTCCCACTCTTCTACTTCGCTGTTAACTCTCATGTCGTATGGTGTTACTGCAATCTGGTCTATATACGCCAAACTGTCTATCATGTCATCATGTGACATAGGGTTTGGGAAATCTAAAAGTTGCTCTGTTATTTTTGATAAATATGCGCCAGGAGCAAAGATTAGTCTACCTTGTTCTAGTCTTCCTTGTAGCGCCCAAACAATCCTGTCTGCTTTCTTCTGATTACCGTGAGAGAGTTCTACAATGTATGGGTATACATTTAACCTTCTCATGTTATCTTGTAGGTAAGGCATAAGAGCGTTTTTTAACGCTCCTTTTTCAATTCCTAACAATTTTGGTCTGTATTTTTGTGCAGCCCTTAATATTCTTAATGCCGTTTCTCTTACGTTCCAACGGCCTGTAATAACATCGTGGACATACCACCCTGCATTAGAAACTTCTACAATAGATATAGCGGTCTCGTCTAATCTTTTAGTCCTGCCTTGAGAAATACCTTTTACATCTTCGTATCCCGCAGGGTCTACGCTCATGTATATATCGCCAGTTTCTCTAGGTTTGTCTTCTACTTCTATCATGTCAGACTTAAATACTGTGCCTCCAAAAGAGGCAAAGTTAGCTTCAAACTCTTGTCTAACGTACTCTAACGGCATATCTTTTGTAGCCATTAACACTTCTTTAGGGTCTAAAAACGGGTTGTCAATAGATTTAAACGTAAATGCTTCCCAATCTTCTGCATCTAGCCCTTCTTGAGCGTTAATAAAAAGGTCATAGAAGTGGTTTTTACCGTTAGGAGTTCCAATAAAAAGAGCGCCGCCGCGAACGTCAGCTAAAGTTGGACGTATTATAGAAGTCCAAACTTCTTCTTTCATAAAAGCATACTCATCCATTACTACATACGATAGCCCTACGCCTCGAAGAGACTCTGGTCTATCAGAACCTTTTAAATGTATGGTTCTGTCGTTAAGTAAAGTAATAATACCTTCGTTTTCTCGTACCTTCTTAGTTATTGGAGCAGCCATCTGTTTAAGAGAGTGCCACATAATGTCTTTAGCTTGGTTAAACGTAGGAGCTATGTAATAACAAGCTTTATCCGACAAATTGTAACCAAACTCGTTAGTTTCTTCTAACGCTTTGCATATTAGCTTAACTCTAGCAAGATAAGACTTGCCGAATCGTCTTCCTGCGCCAACAACCTTAAATCTACTATCAGAAGTAAAAATAGCTTGCTGTGCAGGATGTAACGAAAAATTAAGCTCAGTAGGCATACGGCTTTGGCTTTCCTTTCTTTTTACCCACGTTACTTACCGCCGTTAGAAGTGCCCTTTGCAGGGATTACTGTTGCTGCAGCAGAACTAGCTGCGTAATAAAGAGTTCCATCAGAAGCGGTTCCGCCTTGATTATTGTTTCCGCCTGACTTTCCTGCGTTAGCATAGTCACTACACTGGTTTTTATTCATTTTCGTCTATCTCCTCAAAGTTTGCATTAATTGCTGTATCTTCATTTAAACTAACGTCTTCTAATCCTTTAATATTGATTACAATGCCGCCAGAATCCTGTGCGCCGTAGTGTTCTACGGCTTTTCTAGCTGGAATTGCTCTATCCATGAGCAATCTAGCTGCTGTCATATCACCATTTTTGGCTTCTCGTATGATTGTACGAATAACAGCTTTAAATTCTTTGTTCATCTCTCCTGCAAATTGATCAATTAACTCATTTTGCATCTGAGTTAGCTTGTTCTTAGAGCCTTTAGGTCTTCCTGCAGGGTTTAACGAAGGCCCACCTTTAACTAAGGCTGGGTTTCCTTTTGATTTTGCCATACTATCTGTTGTTTACGTACATTGTTACTTCAAAGCCGAAGCGAACGTCTACGTAGCTAGGTTTTTTCCAATTCATTTTATAATATCTTTAATTTTTTTTCTGTTTAATCTTACAACCCTAAAAGTTCTGTTGCTAGATTTGGCGTTAAATACGCTACGGTTAATCTCTTCTGAAAGGCCCGAAGAAGTTTGTTGGTTTCCGCCAACGTAATGTATGCGCCCTGTTACTTGATCTATATCGTCTACAAGAGCTACGTGACCTTGGCCTTTTTCAAAACTTCTTGTTTCGTCTTCTAGTCGTTTATTGTTACTAAAAATAATAATATCTCCTTTTTGAAGATTTTTAAAATTTATACCATAAGGATTATCTTTAGTTACTTTTCCTTTGTTTGTTGTCGAATCATAAATTAACTCTCCAATTCTAGAAAATTCTGTAGCTCTCCGACTAGCAATTTTAAAATTGCTTTTAGTAGGAAATTCTATAATACCCGCATCGTTTGCTGGTATTAACTTTGTCATAAAATCAGGGTCAGCAGTGTTTAATATTCCGTTCAAAAACGCAGCGCACCAGTTTGCAACATTAAGGTCGTCTGCGCCTGTCTTATCTAAAAAAGGTTGCATAGCTTCTTGAAACACTGGATTATTTTCGTTATTAAAACCTATATAATCTGGATCACTTAAAAAATTTTCTTTTGTCCATTCTAGTGCGTTAAGGCCCGTTGCTTCGTCACCTACGTCAGTTAAGTTATAAGTAGGAACTACCCTATGTTCTTGTGGTAACTTTCCAAATTGTTCATTTTGCCAAGCAATCCCTGCGGGGTCTTGGGCTTTCGAAATAACCTGTGTAAAGTTGTCGTTTTCCCACGAATCAGAAAGTTGTGGCTTTATTTCTTGAAGTATTGGGTTGTTTAAATTTAAAGCCTCTTCGTCAGTCATAAAAGGGATAGTATCTTGTATTACTTGGCTAGGCATACCTTGCGTTTTTAACGCCGTTTCTAAAGGGTCGTATCCTTCGACGTACGGCATAGGTTCAAATGGTAGCGCCACTTACTTATTCCTTTGCATTGCTGCGCTTCCGAAGTAGAAGCCTATAATGTTCATAATAGCTACAGGTAGCCACTCTGGAGTTACCCACCCATCTAAGGTTAAATACTCTGTAACTACTTTTGTGTTATCTATAATACCGAATAGGTACTTACTTCCTGTGGTAGTTTCCATAGGTATGTTAGTAACCTGCCCCATTAAAGGGGCAAGAAATACAATGCCTATGCCTGAGAGCATAGCCGTTACTACAATAAATCTTCGTATCCAAGCTGCATTAGGATTCTGGTAAGCTCTAGCACTGTCTACAGTCTCTTGGACTTGTTGGTTAGCTTGGAGCATCATCTTATGCTGCTCAGCCTTGTCTGCCTGTGACTGAGACCACATCTTCATTATACCGCCTAAAGCGGTACTACCGAGCATAGACATAGCCTCTACAGGCAAACCAAACATTACTTACATCTCCAGCGTTTTAAGGACGCTGCTTTCCTAGTCGGTCTTCCTTTAGAGTCTTTCATCGGGCCAGGCATACCTTTCATTCTAGCGCAGAAAGACTTTCTTCTTTTTGCTGCTTTACTTCCTGGTTCAACTTTTCCCGTCACTGCAGTCTGTAACTTACTTCCTGGATTTGCTGCTCGATGTCTACGTACTCCGGCTTTAGTCATTCCTGCTCCAGCAGAAGTCTTGCGATAGTTAGGGCTTTTGCCTGTAGTAGTTCTACTGACATTTTTCTTTCTTTGCCTACTTGCTGGGCCTACACCTGTTCTAGCCATGTTATACGCTTTTAGCTTTTGTTTGTGCTTTCTTAGATAATTCTTTTAGGTGGTACAGCCTTTGGCTGGTTTTACCGTGGGTTTTCCCTGAGTGGAGCTGCCCATTAGCCATCTTATGACTTCCGCCTTTCCACTCTGTTCCATCTCTTTTAAAATGTTTAACGCCTTTCATGGCTATAATCCTAGCTTTGCTGGGTTCTGTCTAAGCAGCCTAACTAAATACGTTAGCCCATCTTCAGAAGATTTATCGTTTGGAAGTTCTTGTTGTGGATAAGTAGGTAGCGTTGCGCTACCAAAGGCTGTCTGGTTCTGTGGAGAATTAGAACTGAAGAAGCCAGGGAAGCTCTGTAATCTTTTATTATCTACTCCCTTCGTGGAAGGGGTAGACATGAAGGAACCATACATGGATTCATTAGGCAAGTAATTATTCTCCTATTTTCTATAGCATACATTACTTTATCCTAAAAGTCAAGCACTTTATAATAGTTCTTAGTTCACCCCCCTTGGGTGGATACTATCTGCATGAAATGCAGAGAGTCTCTAAGAGAAGTAAGTAAGTAAGTCGTCCCTTTAAGGGGACGTTCTCTCTTCTTCCTTTCTAATTAATACCCTAACAGAAAAACTTTTAAAAGTCAAGTAGTAGAGTGTTGTATTTATACCACATTCGTGCTCGCAGAGTGCGAACACTAACTAATTAACTCTAATTACTAGGGGTATTTAATCTATCTGTTTGATTTCTAAGGAAATAACCCCTTTTAAGGGAGTTCTTCTAATCTGGCATTTCTTTAGTTAAATATCTTCTTCTATCTTCGGCTATCTTCTCTTAACTTCGGGGTTCCTGTGTCCTCTTCTCTTGTACAATTGTGGGTGACTGAGTACCTGTGAACCGAAACTTAGGGGGGCGGGGGCTTACGGGGATATAATAAAGCCTAGGATAGTGCTCAGATAGTCTATTGAACCATAGATAGAGTGTGATTATGGATAACTATGTGGATAAGATGTGAGTAACTCTTGGAAAATGTGGATAACCCTGGATGCACCAAGATGGTGCAAGATACTGCACCTTAATAGTGCGAGGGAAAGAGTGGGAATGGGTACTACATTACCGAGCTAGTGATAGCGGATTTAAGAGCACTTGATAGCGGATTGATAGCAGAGCTAGGGGCAACGGATTTGAGTGGCTTCAAGGACATTGTGTGAAGCCTATCTTTTAGACTCAGTCTAAGTAACATTACTTAGCGGTAATGTTCAAGAGCACTATAAATCTGTATGCTTGGGGACAAGTTAATTAAGAAGAGTTTAAACAACATGATAAGAGAACAATGGTTAGAAGAAGCGACAACACTATTAGATAGTGAAGTCTTTAATACTGTAGGTTACAGGATACCGGATGATGTTAAGGTATCTTGTGGCTGGCCAGTGTCTGGCGGTGCATCACGACAAGCGACAATAGGTCAATGCTTTAGCCGTGCGGTATCGTCTAACAATGTAAATGAGATATTCATTTCACCCAAGCTAGATGACGCTATCGAAGTATTGAGTGTATTAGCACATGAGCACATACACGCAATAGACGATTGTAAGAGTGGTCACAAAGGACTATTTAGGACTATCGCTAAGAAGATAGGACTCGAGGGCAAGATGACCGCCACAACAGCAAGTGAGGCTTTAAAGGTTAAGCTTGAGGAAATAGTTAGAAAAATCGGTGATTATCCTCATGCTAAGTTGGACTATACAAAACAGATCAAGAAGCAGTCTACTAGAATGATAAAAGTAGAATGTAGCGAATGTGAGTTTAGTTATAGAACATCAAGAAAGAATATAGAGCTTATGAGCAATAATACTTGTAACTCTTGTGGTGACCTCACACTTGAGATAGTGTGAGAGCGTTTAAACAGTTTATAAACTTAAATAAAAGGATACATTATGAATATAACAGTAAAAATTAAGAATAATTTTGGCAATGAGGCAATCTATCCAGCTTGCGAGCATAGCAGATTGTTTGCCGAAATAGCGGGTACAAAGACTCTCACTAGAGAGACCATAGAAAAAATTAAATGTTTGGGCTACCTTGTTGGAGTAGCCGCACCTCAAAAACTTTAATAAAGGCATACTGAAGAGACTTTAATAGTCGAAATTCCCGCAAGGGAATCTATGTCAAAATTATTTAAGGGAATAATTCACAATGAAAGATTTAAAAGTAGGGCAAAACAAGGGTAATGCTAGAATCTGGTTAGAGATTCGAGAGAGTGAATTACATTATTCACAATGGGTTAAGGGTACACGATACGACAGAAAAATAACTGACGAAGCTATTGTTATCGTGGCGTCAGATACGGGGA